GTGAACTCCAGTTATTTTGATTTAGTAAATTACTCATATTTTAGTCCTCCAAAGTATCTAAAATTTGTAGAACTTCTTTTAATTTTGTTTTAAGTTCTTTCAGACTTTTATTCTCTTTTCTGTCTGTCAGAAACTTAGACATCATATAACCAGTTATTCCATTGACTTGAATTTCAGACCAGTCTCCTTGAGTGCTAATTACATCTACTACGGTTCCTTGCGGAATTGTGGTTATAATTTGTCCATTAGGCTCCTTTCTGAGTCTAACAGGACTGTTATTATTAGCTGTGACTATCTTCATTCTTCTTTTCCTTATTCATTTCATAAACTTGTTCTTCAATGGTAGCACTGACTACTTCATCATTGAAGGTAAGCTTATATTTAGCAAGGAACTGTTTTACTAAATCCATAGCAAAAGCTTTTTTATCTTTGCCTGTGGTAATAGTAACAATCTGTTCTGCCGCGGAAACCGCAATCTAAGAGAATTGACGAAGCAATGCTAACTACTGAGGAGTTAGTTTGCTTTCAAGCCAAGGACGGCCAAATCCAAAATATGCGCCAACGAGCATGATTACGAAACCGATAATAAACCATGTAATATCTGTCATTTTCATAATCCTCCTTTTTTCTTTTATTATATCACATTTGACTAAAAAAGTCAAATATTTAAGAACTTAGTCATCATATAACCTTCTTTGCCTTTATATGATACTTTAGTCCATTCTTCTTCTTCAATCTATACAGTTTCACCTTTATCAACGCGAAGCAATATGGTAGATTTAGTTGAAGGGCCAGACCGCAAAGCTACTCGTGTAGCATTAACTGTAGCATTTTTCATGGCAACTGGTTCTTCTTCTTTGGCGGGGGTAGAGACATTATTATAATCAACACCCTTTAGCTCTCCCCATTCGGCCCATTTTTTATTTGTAATTTGAGTTGTAATTACACCGACTTGTGTGCCAGAGGCTTCAATAACTATACCGTTGCCTATATATAGACCAACATGCGACCTATCGGAACCGTTCTTTAAGACGAATACCGCGGTACCCGGTTTAAGCTCAAGACCATCAGCGCGGCGGCCGCCAACAAGTTTTCCCTTGTTTACGCAGTATTTATTCCACATGGTATTACTGCCATGATACATATATCCACCGAGTTCTTTAAAAGCCCAATAAAATAAGCCGGAACAGTCGGTTACATATTTTCCTATCCATCTGCTGCCATACATTGCGGCAGTATAGCTACTATCTTTTTTTGCATTGTCGTTGGTTTTCCAAGCACTTCCGTACTTATTTTCCATATAATTAACTTTCTAAGTTTGTAATGACTGCGTCCATTTTGTATGCCATGTATTTAGAATGTAGCCCCATTTATTATCCAAAGCATACTAAAATTTAGCAATTAAATCAGCCGTTTTGATCGTCGCTGCCATCTTCTTCATCTCCTGTATCCTCTACATGAGAATTAAATTTATTTATTAAAGTTTTAAATCCGCCCTTATCAATCCAATTAAGTACGAATTTATCACTATAAATATACTTTTCTCCTAGAGAATTTACTAAATAAGTTCCTTCATTTACGAGCATTATGGTGTCTACGCCGGGGATTGTAGAAACCAAAGCTTCTGCCGCGGTAGGAACTACCGCGGACAGAATAATTACTGAGAAACGGTATATAGCCCAAACCCAACAGATAAAGCGACTTAGCCATTTACTATACTACAAAGCGGCTGCAGCAACTTTTCCTGCCATTTAATCATCTCCATCTATAATGCGGTTTTTCTTCTCCAAAAAGCTTCCATCTAATAAAGTCATCCAACACTATACAAAAAGCAGATAATATGAGCCAAATTACACAGAAAGGCAAACTGCATTGATGCCAGAAGAAAGCCATATGATGATAATGCCAAATGTCTAATTTTAAAATAACATTTAAAATAATTCCTGCAACCGCTTCGCTGAAAACAGCTACACCCATTCCTATAGTACATTGCTACATAAAAGGCATATTCCAATGGATTTTCTCATTAATATCGCCAATTAAAAAGCCTACAGTGCCTCCTAATAAGAACATAGTCCAATGAGTCGCATGTCCTTTCCATAAGCATTCTAGGCCAAAGTAAATCGCGCCAAAAAGTACAAATAAAAATAAATTTTTTAACCATATACGAAGTTTCATTGCGTAATCACCTTCAATACTTCAGATTGATATTCATCTGGAATTGGAGTGCCATACGTTATAGCGGCAATTTCTTCAATTGTCGTTAAGGAGTTGATATAATTTTTTAGAGCATTATAATAGGTTGTATGATATACCTTGTGCGCTGTTGCCGCCGCAACAATTTGATTTATTTCATCCGCAGTATAGAAAATACAGGTTTCTCCATCTGCATGATATGGAATTAATTCTTGGGTTTGCGCCATTACACCTAAACTCATTAAATTTAATTGATCTTGTGTATCCATTGAGAAGTGCTTGGTTTCCATACGAAGTTGTATATCAATGCCGGCTTCAATAGCTTTGCGACAATTGTAAGACATTTCGGAAATTTTGGATTGACGAATGAAATCAATAGAAAGCTCGTCAATTGGACTAATAGTAACTGGATTATTGATGACCTATTCTATTTCCTCTTCCTCTTTTTCTTCTTGCGTTTTATCATTACTAATTACCGTATTAGATTTTAATCCTTCTATAAAAGCGTTATATTCCTCTTCACTTATGGCTATAATCAATACTTCTTGATAATCCGCAAGCTATTTTATAGGAGACATCCAAGTACTTCTATACAATTTATTATTATAATAAGCATATTCTCCAGTTAGATCAGTAGCACTTAGGTAACAATCCGTAATTGGAGAATATATAATAAAGTCATTAGAGGTAATAACTCCAATGATTTTATCTCCTTCAATTAATTTATAGTATCTCATATTAAAATCCTCCAAAAAAGAGGGATGACTTTCGTCATCCCTCATTTATTATTAAATTGTAAATGCAAAATCTAATCTTAGAGAACCTGCTGCGGCTAAATCATTAGATAGATTTGGGAAATGTAGAGCGCCTTGTCCGTCAACATAAATATAGTTTGGATATCTTCCGGTACCAGAAACTGAAACAGAACGAGTAACATAAGGAGTACTTTCAATCCAACCTCCGCGAGTTGTATTATTCAATCTCGTATCCCAATACCCTTCTGCTGGCATCGTCTATATACCTTTACTTCTTTGTTCTTCCAAACTTACGAACATATAAGCCCCATACAATTCATAGTCTCCACTGGTTGCCGTCTTAAAAATAACTATATCGCCAGATTTAATTCGGGCGCTACCAATAGCATCATAGAATGTAGTTGAACCAATAGTAGCAGAGTCAGTTATATAAATATTTATTTTATTAGAGGTAGACCAAATTATTGGTTTTTCATTAAAACGCATATTAAGCCAATAGGCTTCTGGCGTTATACTATTCCAACGGTCTTCTCCACTGCCTACATCCTAATAAGCATTAATAACAGTACTGGCTGTTCTTATCCAAGTATATGGTGTAATGTCGGAAGTATTTAATCTAGTATCACCAGTTAATTCATATATAGACTCATAGCCATAACTAGTTGTATCAGTATAATTCCTATCTAAGCTACTAACCGATGGTACATATACATAAGCAGCAGCACTATTTAAAGTACTTAATGATACTTGAGTACCATTGCTATTATATTGAGCTATATAATCTTTATATCCAATATTTGGATGACCAATCATAGCTTGAAGATCTATAGGAAGTCCATTTACAATTCTTGTATCGCATAGCGTTTTAGTAGCTGAAGAACCATAACCTGTCTAAACTGGGCCAGGGCTATTAGCTGTTGGAGTAGTAAAGTTATTATTCGTAATAATACTATGTCCCGAACAATTGAGATTGGTAAAATATAACTTTGGTCTATTTGTGGCTGTATTAACTGCGCTAATAATAGCGGTTATATCTTCATGTGGCCAAGAGGCAAGCTATAAGCATTCACCTAATCCTAAGTCTTCATTCCAATATTTCATCCAATATATAGTACCATTAGCATTTCTTACGTTATTTGCTTCGTTAGAAAATTTAGTATTAGTAGATAAATCATTTCTTAAGCCGCCAACGCAAATCACTGCATCTTCACTTATATTCTAAGTTGCCAATGATATAGAAAGAGACTCAGAAATTGTTGTATTTAAACTTAAATTAGCTTCAGCATTGGCGCTAGTATAAATACGAAGGGTTGGACTGCCTTTTTCACGTCTTAAGACTATTATATTTCTACGTGAAGCATCCCCAATCGCTCTACGCTTTGTAGAATCACTGCTATAAGGAGTTGCCCCATAGCATACAAATGTTCCGGAGCCACCATTATTAACATTATATCCTCTATAAAGTGCAAAACTACTAATGCTATTACCCGTGCTGTCTTTGTCATAGCAACCAACTAATACTTCTGGTAACGCGCTATTAATTGCTTCACCGAACTAATAATCTATAACTAATGTAAAGCCCTTGTCGTTTGTGCTTGCGCTAAAAGGATGTATAACATCAGCGCCATAATTTTCTCTAGTTGTCGTAGAAGTCAAACGTTTAATATTATTATCACCAATTAATTCTATACCATTAGTATTTTGGCCCTTATATCCCATTTGATATTTAAATTTACTAGTAGCAATAATATTTCTTGTATTATCATGGCTGTCTATTGTGCTACTACCTAAACGTGAAAGTATATATAACTATTTAGAAGAAAGATTACTTATATCGGCAAAGAAATTATCAATTGTATTAGTTTCTGGCTCGCTCCATTTAGCATTGATAACATAAATGCTCGTGTTTGCTTCTTCTAAACTTGGACTAATATTAGTTGGAAGTTTTTCCCATCCTTCTAAAATTTGATATGTATAAGTTCCATCATTATTCAAGTTAAGTGTAGCTGTTTCTATTCCCTATTCTCTTAGTTCAAGAATGGTAGGTGCTTTTAAGTTATATCCTCCACCATATTTTTGATTAGCTACTGTTTTTACAATCTAATTATTTACTTTCCATTGCACAGTATATGTATGCTCTGTTGTATAAAAGTAAGTATAAAGATTAATTTGAGTCACTCCAACAGGAGGCTGATATGGAGCATCAATAGAATAACCTTGATCAGCTAGAGATACCGCACTACTATCAGAACCAAAAGACCAGCCTGAGTAAGGTACGTATCCGTCTTCATTATAATAACCAAATGTAAATATAGAAGCAATCGTGGGATCACGAGTTGGTAATTTATCTTCACTTACATTGGCATATATGTCTGGGACTATTCCAGTGCCAGAATCAACATAAATTGTAGTAATTTTTTCAGCAGGAACTTCTCCACTATTATTAATATATGGGGAATGATAATAAGTAACTGCACATTTAACTTTTTCATTCTATGCAATAGTGTTGAAATCTAACTATTTCCATTCAGTTTTATATGTACTTTTTTCTACTACTGACCAATTACCAGTTACATTAATTAAACCAGTTAAATTAATTTTACTAACATTTTCACCATTTGCATTTATAAAATCACCTAAAATTCCTTTCCGTTCTACAAATGGTTCCATCTCATTAATATTAGTAATAGCCGCTAATCTTAAATTAATTAATTGTAAATTTGTTAGATGTGATAATGCATTCGCCGCGATAGCCATCCAATTGATATTATTACTATAATCACTATCGTTAATTATAATTTCTGTTAAGTTATCAACAGAATCAACTTCGCTCCCGCGCGCACGCATAGTTAAATTGGTGAGATTTTTTGCCGCAGTTAATACTAAGCGGTTAATTGTTTCTGGTAGATATAGATTTATAATTCCAGTACTACTTGGCAAGTCTACACTTGAGTATGAGGTTCCTTCAACATTCACGGTCTTTAAAGAAGTACATCCAGACACATCTAAAGTACCGCTTAAGCCATTGCAGTTTTGTAAATCTAATACCTCAAGTATCGGACTATTTTCATTTAAATTTAATGTGGTAAATTGGCTATTATTATATGTCGGATCTGAAGAGCCGATATATAATTCTCTTAACTTATTAGTATGATTAAAATCATTTCCTCTGAAATATAAAGAAGCTAAGCTTTCTGCACCAATTATATTACCTTCCTCATCTTTAATCGGTTTTCCGGCTAATGCTCTAATATAATCTGCGCCATAAATACGAATACGAGATTCATTCATTGATGTAAATGGGCAATCAATTTCAACTGGTACGTTAGCTTTTGCACGAATAGGAGTAATCGGAGTTTCTGCATATTCTACATTAATATACATATCCTAATAAGGAGTAATTGTTAAATCCCAATTCGCCATTACATTCTAATTAGCAATTGTATAACAAACCATATCAAATTGGTTATCCATTACATTTAGCATCTTGTATTTACTACCAAAGTAGACGCCCTAATCTTTTATCCACTAACGGCGTTGATACTTCTTACGTCCTTGCATCATGTCGCCTAAGAAACGAGTATTCTTCCGTGTTAAATAAATTGGTTCTGGATGATCTTCTGTAGAACCATCATCACCGGTGAAAGAACGAATATATTTTCGTTCAACGTCTAGGCGCCAAATTGCTTCTGGATAGCAATTCTATACTCTATCAAATTCTGCAATTAAGTTATCTGCATTAAAGCAAGATGCATCGGCACTAGTAAAGGCACTAGTAATATCAGAGGTAAAATTATCTCGTAAACGCGCCCAGAATACCGAGCCTGCGCCATTGAAGACTTTACCAGAAGTAGGATCGCCGTCAACACGATCATCCGTATCTTCTTTACCATATGGGAAAATAAGTTCACCGTTATTATCAATACCTGCCGCAGTATCCATATCATATGCCCACATGTCAAAAGCATATTGGGTGTAATAAGTCACTCCAGCAGTAATTGTTGATGTATCTTCAGGTGCTTTAAATGTACCAATCCATACGCCTGATTCTAGCTCACTTTCAGTTACTTCACCATCAGCCACTTCATATATATGTAATAATTCAGGAACTGGACGAGATACACGGCGATGCTTTCCAGTTTTTGCAAAATGCCAGAAAGTATTTTTCGCGCGGTTATCAATCATTGTATAATAGTGTGTAAAAGCAAAGAAGAATGCCATAGAACGACGGACGCACCATTGATCAAATTCATTTTGAATTTCTGGATTAGAAGAAGTAACTAGCCAAGTATAAAAAGCCCGCCATACATTACTATTTCGTTCCAATATCGCATTTGCAGTGGTCTTATCACCATTAACTAATTTGCCATCACGATAATTTCCAAGATAAGCATAACGCATTTCAAAAGAATGATCACCGTCAAACTTTTCATTCATTAAGCCCCAATAACGCATATTCTTTGGTTTACCCTATTCATCAACCGCTTCCCATTCAGTTTCTTTATCAATTGGATAAAGATAAGCTGTTGTTTCAAGCGTAATGTCTTCTTCGCTAGATTTTGCCGATTTAGTACCAGTTAACTTGCCATCGTCGTCAACATCATCTACAACAGTATACGGCTCTATAGTACGAACACCATTCTTCATATAAACGCCGGTTTGGAACTAAGAGTTATTGGTATTATTATCAGAAATTTCAAGCGTAAATTCATTAATATCTGTTGGATCATATGCACGCGTATAGTCAGTTTTCTTAGAATCGCCGATATTGCCTAATGCATAAAAGTGCCAATTAGTATCTGCAAATTCGCGGTGGCCATCGGGATTTCCTTGCTCATCTACTTTATTTTCACGTACAAATAAAATAGCTGGTACAAATTCCATATCATTTTTAATACGATTATCGCGCAAGAAGGCTGGAGACTAATATAATAAGAAGTTATTATAGCGTTTCTAGAATAATGCATTATTAACATTTTCAGAAGAAGCAATATTAACTTTCATATTAAAGAAATTATTAGGAACAGAAGTAGCAGTTAACGAAATTTTTCCACTATCGCCTTTCCAATCGGTACAATATTCTGGTTCCTCTTGCTCATCTGTACCATATCCTTTAATTACATAAGATTTATAACCTGGCACGAATGCTTCATCCTTAACTTTATCAGATGGATTATGTACACCATCACAGTTAAATAAGAAGTCAACATTACGTCCGGCATCACCATATTTATCAGAAGTAGTACCTTGTCCTGCGTGATACCCGTTTCCAAAGAACCAGTTATCTTCTTTACCACGACTTGGATATACCTTTCCACCAGGCGCATGGATACATCTTAAGGAAGAATCCTTAATAAAATCTTTTTTACTCTTGGTAAAAATTGGAGCATCTAGCATTAAAATCTTAACATCTGGCAATTTTACTGCGAGACGTTCAGGATCTAGTACTGTATCAATTCCTTCATATGGAGTATATTCTCCTAGCTGCGTATCATAATAGATACTATTACGATTATAGCGTTCTATACAAGTAGTGGTATCTTTCCCATCTGCGATAAAATTACGTAATACTTCTTCAGTATCTAAGGAGGTATTATAAATTTTAAATCTATAAATGTAAACATCGCAATCATCAGAACCAATTATAATATTGGATTCATTGCCCGCAATCTAATATAATCCTTCTGTTACTTTATAAGGATAAGCACGGCTTGGGCACCCATCTTCATAAGACATGCAGTAAACTGCATTTGTTGCTGTTTCTGGATTAATATTAATATCTAATTCTATTCTGTCTTCTTCAGAATATGGAAAATATAGATATGATTTTACATTCGCGGCATCAGCTGAATCAGTTCTAAGCCAACCATTATGTACATTTAGCTATATACCTACATTTTTTGCCGCGGAGGTAGAATTATTAGGGCCCATATTAGTAAACCAAGTTGCCTCTGCATTTCTGACAGCACTAGTTTTAAATATAATTTTCATTTCCGCGCCATCACGGAATACAGTACTACTCGTAGTCATTGCACCGTTTAATTCCCTGGTATAAGATTTAAACATTTTATAATCAAATATCGCACGAGTTCCTGCTTTAACTAAGAAGTAATCTCCATTAGCATCAGAGCCATAACCGCCATTATACCAGTCAAAATTATCTGAGACTGATAAATTATATAAACCATTAGTCCATAGACGTCGGGTAGAAGTGTTTGTAATACCAGCTGGATTAAAGTCTATTGCTAAATTATCAACTACTTGAGCAATATCAATATCTAATGATTTTACATTTAACGTAAATGAAATTGATTCTTCTCCTACCTGAATCATGAGAGTGTGGCTCCCTTCTTGAAGATTAGCTTGGTAGGTCCATAGTCCATTATTTGTATTACTCAATATTACTTCATTAATACTATTTTCTAAATCATCAACAAAATATTTTACAGTATAAGTAGATGTATTACCACCGATTACCGTATAGGGAATATTTAAAGTATCATATTGAGTAACATTTTCTGTATTTCCACGATATGGTGAAGCCAATATTATATCATTTGAATTTGGTTCATACCAAACTAAATCACGATAAATAGACGATGTTTTAATTGCGCCATTATTCGCCGTTAAATATACTTCTAACTTATATGCGCCAGCACTATGTGAAGGAATATTATAAGTCTAAGTTGTATTAGTTCTAGCAGGAATTGTGGAAGTTCCAATTTCAGTCCCATCTAAAATAAAGTGCGCTATTTTTTCTATATTACCAGTAGGAATATATGTAAATGCCATCTAATTTCCAACTACCGCAGTAGGATTATTGGTAAAATTAGAAACTAAATTTAAATTAATGGTTTGAACATTCCAATTAGCTTCTGCAGTTATTGCTGTATTAGAATCTAATGCTACTATTAATTTAATAGCATAAGTATCTATATTCTAACAGTATTGACTTACATCAAATTCATAAAATCCCAATGCGGCCGCAGCAGAAGGAGAAAGTTCTTCTTCATTTTCATCCACAGGCCAAGAGAAAGCACGATTCTTTGGATCACCACTAGTAATATTTACTGATTCATTAAGAGCGGTAACGCCGTTTACAGTAAAATTATAGCTCGCGCCTTCTCCAACCTCTCCAGTTGTAAAGAAGAATCTAATTTTAATAGGAAGATTACTATTATAAGCATTATATACATTACGAGATGTGACCTAAGTAATCTTCATAGTGTTTACGGCACCGCCGCCACCAGTTGATGGTAACAAAAGATGACGAGTTCTATTGCCTATAAGAGTAGATAAATCTGTATCATCATTAATTATATGTGACTGTCCGGGATTAAATTCGTAAAAATTTAAATAATTTACATCTTCAACAGTTTCAAGGGCAATGTTATATCGCTTTACTGGCTCGGCAATCTCAATTTCGTTTTCTCCTACCCAACGATAATGATGATATCCATCTGCCTATGACACATAATAATCTGTATTTTCTTCTTTCGTTGTTAAGTCATTATATTCATTTTCAGTATAGATGAAGCCAGAATTGTTGCCTTCTCCTGATCCACCGCCACCACTAATTAGATTCCAACTATTATTAATCCACTTATAATAGAAATACTTACCGTCTTCATTAGGTCCAATTAAGTAATCCTTATTTGGATCGCCTGTCTCCGGCAAAGTCGCTTCAATTACCGTCGCAGATTTTGGCTCCCTCTATAAAGAAGTAATTGCACTTTCTGCCGCACTAACTCTATTTATTAATGTACCTGGGGTACTGCCATCAATAGCATCAAGACGTGTATCTAAATCACTAATATTATTTTCCGCGGTATCAACATCACTTTCTAAAGTAGTAATCCTTTGCGTTAAACCTACTGTACTATCCTCATCTGAGGAAACATGAGAGATAGCATATTCTAGATTGTCAATGCGGCTTGCGGCATCAATTAATTCTCCATTTTCATTACGAGCCATAGATAATTCTGCCGCTAAAGCCTCTACATCTCGGCTTAACTTATCAACGCGAGTCCAAGTATCCTGAATTGCATCATTATCATCATACATTGCCAATTCATTGGCTATGACTTGAACCTCATTACGAAGGGCCGCCGCAGTAGCATCCATAGCATCTAAACGCTAATCTAATGTACTCATAAGCGGGTCTCCGCTTTCTTCATCTGTACCTAATTCAATGCGAGCATTGTTTAATTCAAGTTCAATAGCATCCAATCTAGCATCAAGAGAAGTATTTAGAGCATCAATAGTGTCCTTTAAAGCCTTACCTTGACGAGCATCAAGTACCTTATCATCAGTTGCATCTTGCGCAGGTACGTAGTCAAGAGCGTTATAAATATTAGCTTTATCAACTTTATTGGTATCAGCATGATTTTTAGCATTTCTCTCTGCTGTATTAATTGCTGAAGCTACTGTATTTTCGCTATTATAGGCACCGCCAATCATATCGCGCAATTCTTTACCTTTATTAGCACTTAGAGGCAAGTCCGTATCTTCTGAAGTAAAATTATCACGTACTAATTCTCTTGGAACATAAGTATTTTTAACAGTATTAACATCTGTTAAAATGCCATTAATTGCAGTATCAATTGCAGAAAAACGCTTTGCCAAGGTATCTGGCTCTGCACCAGTTTCTACGGCCCTATGAGCTGCAGCAACCTCTTCGCGCAACGCATCTAGCTGAGCAAATCTGCCAGCGATAGTTGTGTTTTCGCCGGCAGCCGCATTGATGTTTGCAATATTACTTTGCATTATATCTATATTAGAATCTATATTTCGTAAATGCAAAGACAATGAGTCATAAGTATTATTTTTAATACTATCAGTTCTTGCGCTACGAACTTCATCAATTATTAAACCAGCGCTAACTGTGACGGCATTAATAGCATTATAAACAGTGTTTGTACTAGAAAATGCATCAACAGGCTTATCACTACCTTCAACATTTTTAGTACCGAGTGTAGCTTTAATATCTGCTATCGCATTTTCATCTGTGTCAAAACGGTTCTTTAATGAAGTATAAGTGTCGCCTTCCATGGCAGTAATAATTTCTGTTCGCGCCCAAGCGCCTTGTCCAGCGCCCTATTGTACTAAAGCTTGAACTTGCGTAGTGGTGGGTCTTGCTTCTAGTCCGCTATTTATAGTAGTTATGCTATTATCAATAGTAATAACGCTATTATCAAGGCTCTGCAACGCTTCTCTATTCACATACACGCCTTCTTCCAATTTATCCATTCTGTCTTTGGTAATTGGCATTTTAGGCTCCCATGGCGTTTTTTCATAGTCATTTAAGTTTAAAGCCATCTTATTTACCTCCTTTTTCTCAAAATAAAAATGACGCCCTTTGGGCGTCGGACATTTTTCCTCAAATAAAAGAAGAAAGCGCTACACTGCTGTTTAACTTTTTACTTTCATTAATTAAAAATTATTTAAATACTCAACCGC